TAGTTGTGTGGCGTGGCTCAGGGGTGCCCCCGGTCTGTCATGGGCCGGGGGTTCCTGTTGAACGGCAAAGCCCCGCCGAAGCGGGGCCGCAATGCCGGGTCTTCGTAACAGTCACGGTTGCCGAACGCCTGCGGGCCGCGAGCTGCCAATCCCCTCGGCAGATGTTATGTTAATTGCGTATAGCAGCTAGTTAGGTGCTATCGCGAATACGCCAACGCGCATAGCCATCGCACGAGAATTACCACAGAAACCGGCCTAAATACCATTAGAGCAAAAACCATGACAGACCAGAAAAAGATTAACGCCATGCCTGAAATCTTGGCTGCACTAATTCGCATCGAGGCACATGCCATTGTAAACAGACAAGCCAACGCTCGCATCCTGTCAATTTTGAAAGAGACAGAGCGGGATGAAGAGTTTGCTGCAATGGTCAAATTGTATGACGAGATTCGTCAACAGCTTTCCGAAAATCTTGAATCTCGCGCACTTTGACAGTCGGGTTCTGTGACCATCGCACGAGCCTGCAAATGAAAACAAGCGCAATGGTATTCATTACCACTGATGCGCCTAACAGTAAAAGAGAAACTACTTCGCAAACCATGTTCTTTTGTTTTTAGTTTTGAAATGCGGGCCGGTTTCTGAGGCCGCTTCCAACTTCACCAATCCGGGGCATTGGTGCAATTCGCGGCTAACTGAAAACGCGACGGCACCTAACATCGGGTTGCAGCAATGCGCCCCGACACACACAACCTCTCGCGCATAGCGCACTGCTGCAACCCTCATCCGTTCTGCGCCATGCAATTACAAGCAGAAATATGCTTTGTGCTCATCGTTGTCACTTTTTGCTCAAAGAGGTGCCGTAGCCATTCGACAAAGGCACCTAAGAGTAGTCTGTACATCATTTGGTTCGTTTCGGGTATGGTTTGATTAGGTGCGCTATTGCTGATCGTAGTTGCTTTACCTCACGCGGCTTGCCCCTGAAATAGAAGTACCTTCCTTTGCTGTTTTGCTTCACCTTTTCAGCCGATGGATACATCTTCAGTACGTCATCATTCCGCACCGATCCGACCTTTTGCCTTATGGCCCTTGTGCCGTATAGTTTGCCCCTTATTAGCCAAGCATCGCGGTCTCCTTTCCGAGAGTTTACAGCCTTATTAGCATCACGCATGGACCCAACGTAGTCAAAGTTGCAGGCTTGGTAAATGGTCCCTATCTCACCTGCCAGATCATCTACGGTTGCCGTCACAACCCGGTACTTTGCAGGAAGCATCTTTATAGATGTTGCAATTAGTTTGCTTGCGCTATGTGGGTGCGCCCAATGTAGGCAAACGCCACGGCTCAATAGGATCATCTTTCCTTCGTACCCATACTTGGACCAGTCCGCACACTTGCGACCTTGCTTTCGAGCCTGCATACCAAGGTTCTCAGAGTATTCGGGCCCGTAGCACACGACCCCTCCGCAGTTGCCGTCGAAGAATATCCCGAACCGATACCATACCACGGCGGGCATACATCCAAGCCATTCATATTCCTCAATAATCCGCTTTGCAGTTGCATGGTCTACGGGCCTGACCTCAGCGTTCTTGATGTCCGTGTTGATATTCTCCCACCAAGGCCCGAACATACCGCTCAACTCGCGTACTGCGGCATCTTCTCGAACCTTCCTTTGGTGCGCTTTCATCGTGTTCATTTTAGAACCATTGGGGCGGGTCGGCACTACTCGCTTGCGTCCGGCTCCCCGGAACCATGACCTAAATACAGAAGAAAAAGCACGGCGCAGAACCACAGCTTGCCGCAAGGCCAAATTGCACCGGCCCAGCGGCAAGCAATGTCCGATGGTGCCAATGCGAATTACCACTTGAATACCCACCCGGCGATTGGCACAAGCTCCGCGCAGTCGTGGCAGGCGAAGTACCTGCGCTCCCATCGCCAGAACCTGACCGTGTGATACCAGCCGTTTGCGTGAGTGCAAGACCTGCCCGTGATTGCTATGTATGTCGCTCCGTTCATGTGTTGCTCTGGCACATCACCTATTCGCGGTATGTCGAATGCACTTCTAAGCATTTCGGCCTGCCACTTCGCAGATTGCTCATTCTGCTCCTCGTTGTAAATGGGCAATAGGTCGAACGACTGGCGGCCTATGGTGAAATAGGCTGTCCATGTGCCTGCGATTTTCCTTACCATAACCGTTGCCTCCATGTTCGTTCGTTGTTAAGTGAGCTAAAGAGAAAAGCACTGCTACCATCTACGTGTATACGCCACCCAGAGCGGCGGCGCATACACTTGTCCGATTGCCAGCAACCGCCTCGGCTGGCCCTGAACCGCTGACCAATGACCTGTGAACCCATGGATTCAATCTGTACAGTAACCAGCACTACAACCAGCGCCCGTGCCAAACGTGAAGTCCTTTTGTATGCCTATGGCTTTAACCTGGTCGTAAGTGATGCCGTCCTTGAACGATGCACCGCACGCTCTTTCCTGTCCTGCGAACCACTCCATCTTGGCGGCTTCTTCGTCCCAGTTCTTTCGCAGTTGCTGGACTGGCTTCCAAAAGCATCCGACGCAGTTGCTATCTGCCGGGAAGTCTATGCCTGAACCTTTCGCCCATTGCGCCACCTCATAGTGGGTAATGCGGTGTTCAACTAAGGGGAACTCAACACATCTCCATTCAACTTTTCCCCATATGTTTCTGCCATTATCTGACTTTCCAACAATCCTTTTTTGAAACCCTGGATTGTTGTTGGCTATACGTATGGCCCTTTCCTGTTCGTCATGTCTAATCCCAATCCGCATTGATACGACTGGTGCTATGTATGCTCTGCAATAATCCATGATGGGATTGACTTTCATCTCTACGGTGCAGAACCTCATGAACTTGCTAGGTATGGTCTTCTTCTTTTTTACCAATGCGTCAAATGAAGTTCCTGCAACCCAAGCTATCTGCCTGCCAGTTTTTTGCTCCAAATCCAACACGGCCCTAAGGGTTGAATCGCGCTCTGCTGTGGCGATAAAAGAGCATCCTAGTTTGTCCCTTACTGCGCGGACCAAGCCAGCATCCTTTGGGGCGCACCATGGATCGTCGATAAGCACACAGGCGAACACGTCATGGTCTGCCGGATAATGCACGGCCATGAACGCCGATGTCTTTCCTCCAGATATGCTGTTGATTGTTTTCATTGGTCAGTGGTTCAGAGATGAAAAAGACGTCCGTTGTACGCAAGCGAAGAGACAGACGTTCGTGGTGTTGGTGGGGCCGACTACCTGCCGGGCTTCGTCCGGTGTCCTGTACCTGCCTCGGCCTCTCATCATTTCGACATCAGGCTTCTGCCGCCCACCAACACCAAGAACTCAAAGAACGCCTGCATAGAACTACGTGTTGCCGCAACCCTTCCGCCCCACAAAGCTAACGCACGGCAGCGGCAACACTTGTCCGATGGTGGCAATGCGAATTACCACTACTATTCAATCAACTTCTTCTGCGCTTCCCAATACTTGCGTTCCGCCTCTTTCCTTGCAGCCCTCTCTTCCCTCGAGGCCTTTTTGTAGATGTCCTCGCGCACGAGTTGATCGGTGGCGCGGTCAAGGATATACCTCTTCCCGTTGATATTGATAGCGCCGTAGAACCGCGCCGGTGATAGGTGCGAGTTGCGCCAGTAATCACCGTCTATGCGCTCGATTTTGCTTGTGTCCATGTTATTGCTTTTTGCTTGTTACCTGAAAAGAAAATCACTGCCACCATCTACGTGTATACCGCATGCAAAGCCACAGCGGCAACACTTGTCCGTTAGAACGGCGCATCGTCTGTTCCTGTCCTCACGGCCCGCATCGAAGGTAACGCAGGGACGCCACCGATGCGGCTATACGGCGGCTCGATCGTGGTGCTTGCCACGCCCACGGCCCCGTCCCTGTTCTTGGCGATGTTCACCTCCAACGTGTCCGACGCTGGTGGCTGCGGCTGGTAGTACCCCTCCCGATACAGCAGGCCCACCACGGCGGCATCCTGCTCGATCTCGCCGCTGCTCCTCAGGTCGGCCATGTTCGGGCGCTTGTCGGCCCGCGTTTCGACCCCCCTGTTGAGCTGCGCCATCACCAGCGCGGGGAGGCCTGTGTTCTTCGCCGCCTCCGTCAGCCCGTTCATGCACTGCGACACGCGGGCAAAGTCATCACGGTCGCTGCGCTTGTCGCCCGTCTTCATCTTGTGGAGGTGGTCCACGGCGAAAGCCACGAGCCCGCCCTTCTTCAGCTCGCGCTCCGTGCGGATGCGGACCTGCTCAGGCGTCACGCCCCCGGTCGGATCGACCACAAGGCGGGCGAGTCGGTCTGCGATGCGGTGCCCGTGCTCGACCACCAGCGCCATCTCCTGTTCGGTCATGCTGCCCCGTAGGATGGTGGAGTAGGGCACCCCTGCCTCGCGTGCCACGATGCGGGCGGTGATCTGGCGCTTGGTCATCTCAGGGCTGAATAGCAGCACCCGCCCGACCTGGGTGAGGTGCCAGCACACCTCAAGGGCGAAGATGGACTTGCCGATGCCAGGGCGACCTGCGAACACGTGGGGTAGCCCGCACTGAAGGACGGCCATCCGGTCAAGCTCGGGGATGCCGAAAGTGTAGTATTTCGCCGGGCTGCCATCCGTCAGGCCGATCAACTCGTCGGCGGCGGTGCCCATCGTGGACGGCAGGGCCATCCCGTAGAGGTCCGTCAGTGCCGTGCTCGCCCGGTCGAGCGCCTCGAAGGCGTCGGTGCGGGGGTCGTAGAGGCGCGTCGTCAGGTCGCTGCCAAGGCCGATCAGCTTGCGGGCGATGTGCAGTTCGAGCAGGATGCGGCAGTGGTACTCCACGTTGGCGGTGGATGCGACCTTGGCGACCAAGGTGCTGAGGTAGTGGGGCGTGAGCGTGTCGGTCAGCCATGCCCGTTCCCGTAGCCCGTGGATGACGGTGATGAGGTCAACGGGCTTGCCGGCGCTGAACAGGTCGAGGCCCACGGCGTATAGGCGGCGGTGGTCGTCGAGGTAGAACACGTCCGGCGTGGTGAGGATGTCGGGCACCAGGAGCCACGGGGCGCGGTCGATCAGCAGGGCGCCGAGGACGGCCTGCTCGACTTCGGGGGCGGATGGGATAGGGTGCGTGTTCATCGCATCACGCGCTTGATCTGCTCACCAATCCATCTCATGCAAGGTACTGCCATGCTGTTGCCGAGTGCCTTGTAGCGCGGACCATCGGGGCAGTCCTCTGCTGGCTTCTTCTTCCACGGGATGCGTGTGTAGTCGTCAGGGAAACCTTGGAGACGTTCGCACTCTACGGGCGTAAGGCGGCGGACTTGCATTTGCTTTGCTAGTACCTGATCGTTGCTCGTAGCCAGCGTCAGGCTCTTCTCTTCGCTGATCAGCGGACCTTTGCCACCGCCATCCTTCCCCTCACGCTGACGCATCAGGATTGGGATGCAATTGCCACCATCCTGCGCCCCTTGCTGCAATGCCTCTGCTCCCTTGCTCCACTTGGCCGTCACGGTGTCTGTGCAACTTGGAGCAAGGCTTGCTTGAGCATCGATGGCAACTCCTTTCCCCTTTTCTCTGCTCGGCGCAGGATTCCTTGACACGC